GGCTGGCGCAGGCTGGCTTCATCGACTCAAACGACGAGACCCTGCGTGACCACCTCCAGGGGCTGCTCAGGCTGCCCAAGGGTAACTCCTTGGAAGAAGCGGATGTTGAGGAGGATGAGGAGGACGAGGAGGTGGAAGATGAGGACGAAGATGGCCTGGGGCTCTACCCCGACGACCCTGAGGCAGGCGAGGAGGTGCCGGATGTCAGCAGAGTGGGCGCTAACGGTACGGGACGGGCTGCTGCTCGTTAGGCCAGAGAGGGCGAGCAGCGACTCGGCCATCTGGCAACCTGAGCATAAGGGTGACTGCGCTATGGGCGTCGTCGTCCAGTCCCGCGCACCTGATGTGGCCCCTGGGGACAGGGTCCTCTACAAGTCGTTTGCAGGTCTAACGGTTTCTCTGGGTGGGGAGCAGCGGGTCCTCTTGACCCCATTTGATGTCCTTGCCAAGGTCGAATAAGGAGACGGGGGTGAAAACTCATGAAGAACACCATGACAGCCTGGAGAGGAGGGTGACAATGCTGGAGGTTCAGGGCACAGTCATCCGATGGCTGGGTGCCCTTATTGCTGGCTCCACAGTGGCAGCCGCTATCGGGGCCATCGTGAGCTCACTGTGATCATCGAGAGTGACGTGTTCCAGGACCTGGCTGCTCTCGCCATCGCCGCTGCGGGGCTTCTGGTTCTGTGGATTGCCGCCAGCGCCCAGCGTGTCAATCGTTACGGGCGGGAGGCGTTGGCCGGGAGCGCAGTGTTCATGCTGACAACAGCCATTGTCAGGTTTCTCCTGATCTATGATGTACTGAGCTCGGCTGAGGCCAGGACAGGGAACAGCGTAGCCGCTATCATCGTGTTATTGATCATTGCTCAGGCTGCGTTCCTGAGCCACAAAAGTAGGGCTGTCAATGGCTACAAAGGCATACTACGAGCGCCTCACAGGCGAGCTTAGCAAGCACCTGCCTCACTACGTCATCACAGATGCCGTCAAGCGGGCACGAGGGCACGCTGCTGCCCGCGCTCGTCAGATTCCTGACGCAGATTACGCGGAGCACATCGCGTTTCTTGGCCTCAGTGGGGACATTCTGAGGAAAGCCAGCTCCCGGCAGGTAGGCACGCTACACAACCGGCTACACCAGCTCTACGGCCTGGAGTTCTCCCGCCTGGACAAGGACGAGATTCAGAAGGCCCACCATCTCCTGGCCGAGGAGATGTTGCTGCGCAAGCTGGCTCATGAGGCTCTGGATAGCCTGGACTCCCCGGAGCTCTCCAAGTCCTACTACCCGACCATCTCCTCTCGTCCCGACATGGAGCCCGAGGAAGTCCTGAAGTCTGACCATGCGGCCACACATGCCTGGGCTGCCGACATCATGGCCGGTGAGGATTTCCCCTACAGCCTGGAGCATGTCATCCGACTCCATGACCAGATTGCCCAGGAGCTGGCGAACCGGCGCATAGGGCATGACACCGAGCTGGAGAAGTCAGGCTGGTGGGATGTTATCAAGGCCCGCCAGTTCTTCACATCTCCTGGCGGCAAGCATTTCATGGCCTCTCGCATCGTCAAGATGATGCCCCCGCACCGCGTCTATGTTGAGCCGTTTGCCGGAGGCGCTGCCGTGTTCTTCACCAAAGAGCCCAGCGCTGTCGAGGTCTTGAACGATAAAGACCCTGAGATTTTCAATGCCTACAAGACCGCGCAGTCCATCTCCGACGAGGAGATCGAGAAGCTGGCCCAGATGGACTGGACTATAGATCGGGCCAGGCTGAAGGCCCTTCAGAAGGCTAACCCCAACGACCACATAGAGCGCCTCTACAAGTTCCTGTACCTGAAGGGGGCATCCTATGGGGGCATGGGTGAGACCTTCCAGACCCGCCGAGAGGGGCAGGTATTTGGCGTAGCCAAGCGCATCCCGCAGGTCAGAGAGCGCCTCCAAAAGGTGCGTATCCACAATGACGATGCCATCAGGGTCATCCAGAAGTACGACTCTCCTGACACATTCTTCTTTGTTGACCCTCCCTACCCGGCCGAGTGGAAGGGCAATATGGGCGTGGGTTACACCAACGAGCAGCTCGAACAGCTCGTAAAGGCCCTCCAGAGTGTCAAGGGGAAGTTCCTGCTCACTGTCTCCAGCAAGGAACGCAAGTACCTGCCGGATGAATGGGACATCCGCCGCATTAAATCCCAGCGGTCGCTGCACATCGCTCCTGCCACCAGGGGTGGAGACCTGAACGCAGGCCACCGTGCTGACATGGAGATCATTGCGGCAAATTACGATATGGCCCAGAAGTCTCAACCTGACCTAGGGGACGTTCATGTCCCAGGGCTACTCCGATCACCCAGGCGTATCAGGAAGTCTGCCGACTTCGAGTTCATCAAGTCTGAGGACGAGAAGCGCCTGGTCTGGGCCGTCGTGATGAAGCCTCACTACGTTGACGACGAGCGACAGTGGGCATCGCCCGACGAGATCATGAACACTGCTCACAAGTTCATGCTTAAGGGGCCAAAGGTCTACCTGGAGCACATGAAGGATGTCTCTGACCAGGCCAAGGTTGTGCAGTCCTGGATTCTCCCTGAGGACCTGGAGGTGGGCGACCGTACCATTCCGGCAGGCTCCTGGTGCATCGTCCTGCACATCCTGAACGATGTTCTCTGGCAGCGAGTAAAGAGTGGCCTGCTCAAGGGAGTCTCTATACGAGGCTTCTCCAAGGTCGTTGCCCATTCCCCACCTGTCTGAAAAATTTGTTCGACAACTTGTTGACAAGGATTCAGGCATTCACCTACGCTTCTTAGCAGATGACCGATGGCACCGTTCGCAGGCTACGAGGACTTCTCCGATTGCATCAGGCAGAACAAGGGGAAGAAGAAGCCAGCCGCGTACTGCGCCACGATTATGAGGCAAGTAGAAGTGGGTAAGGCTCTAGGCGGCAATGTCGATGAGGAGCTCGTCAACATCGAGCCCGTCGAGGTCTCGCTCACTATCGCCCCGATGGTCAAGGAGGATTTCCTGATGACAAAGAGCGCTGTCAAGTTCGAGCTTAAGGCGGAGGACATCCACGAGATCGCCAAGAGCCTGGGTCTCGAACCTGAAGAGGTCAGCCAGGAGGAAGTCAAGCAGGCACTCAAGACTGCCGCCGCTGTAATCGAGAAGGCGATGCCTCCGCAGTTGGCCGCAGCGCTTGAGGGTAACAAGGACAAGAAGAAGCCAGACGACGACGATGAGGATGAGGAGGAGGCCATGATGAAGGCCATCTCCGGGGCCTCGGCTGACGTGAAGAAGGCGCTCGCCGCCGCGCATGGCATCCTCGCTGTCCACAAGTCCAAGCTGCCGACTTCCCTCGTGGCAGTCCTCAAGGCCTTCGACAAGGCCAAGAAGGCTGACCCCTCGGCATTCGAGGAGGCGGATGTAAAGAAGTCCGCCACCGACATGATCGAGATTTTCAAGTCCCAGTTCCCTGGCGTCGTTGAGGCCATCGTGGAGCCTGTGCAGAAGCAGCTCACTGATGCCAACAAGACGATTCAGGCGATGCAGGACGCCCGCGAACTCGATGAGCTCAGGGAGCTCGCCAAGTCTATGCCCATCCAGGGTGAGCCTGACCAGGCTGCCCAGAAGCTCCTGGGCATCAAGAAGGCCCTCTCGCCTGAGCAGTGGGAGGACTTCGTCAAGGACCAGCAGGCGATCTACGCCCAGGTCTCCAAGTCCAGCCTGTTCAACCAGGTTTCTGGTCGCAGCGACAACTCCGGCACGGCCACTGACAGGATGCTGGCCAAGGCCAAGGAGCTAGTCCAGAAGTCGGCCGGGAAGTCCAGCATTGAGGAAGCAATCACGCTTGTGGCCAGCGAGTACCCGCAGCTCTACTCGGAGTACCTGGCAGAGCAGCGTGAGAGCGCAATTCGGCAGGGCCGCTAAGGAGGACAAAGATGGCTGGAGCCGTAGAATTTCAGCCCGAAACTCTGAGCCTGGTGGCTGCCGCTGACCTGTCCGCTAAGCAGTTCTACTTCGTGAAGGTAGACTCCAACGGCAAGGCGGACTTGCCAACGGCCAGCGCCGACAGGGTGATCGGGGTCCTGCAAAACAAGCCTAAGTCAGGCGAGGTTGCAGAGATTCGTGTCCTTGGCGGCACGAAGCTGGCGGCCAGCGGCACCATCAGCGCTGGGGGCGAGGTCATGCCCCACACTGACGGCACCGCACGGGCCGCCGCCACATCCGGGAACACGGTACGAGCCATTGCCCTGGAGGCCGCTGCCAGCGGTGACATCTTCTCGGCAATGCTGGTCGGGCCGTACAAGGTCTAGTGAGGTAAGCGATGCCACAGCCTGACCTGCGCGACGTCCACATAGATAAGCTCCTGACCGCCATCTCGGTCGGGTACAAGAATCCTGGCTACATCGCTAACCAGGTGTTCCCGAACGTGCTGGTGGAGAAGGAATCTGACCTCATCCCGAAGTACGTCCAGGACTTCTGGTTCCGGGATGTAGCCAAGCCGCTGGCCCCTGGTGACAAGGCCCCGCGATCCGGCTTCACCCTG